CTCTCAAGCATCAGATATGGAAGAGGTTGAGGTTTTAGAAGCTGATTATGAAGATGTAGAGGCTTTGCCTCAGCGACCTGTGATTCCAGAGAAACCACCTACTAAAAAAGAGTTATCTACTCAACAAAAGAAAGCAGACAGGAAGAATGAAAAGCGTAGGGAGGCTAGGCGTTGGAGACAGAGAGCGAAAGCCGTAGGTATTGGTAAGCCAAAAATGGGTAGACAAACCCCAGCACAAAGAAAGGCTTGGCAGGAACAAATAATAAAAAGAGAAAAAGCACTCAATATTGCTTCTTAAAGGTCTTAACATCATAAGACTTACATTCAGGACACTCCTGATCCTTATCAACTTCAACAGCTAATACTTCCCATACCCATTGACAGTTCATACATATACAGTTTATGAGCTTAAACTTCTTCAATTTATGCTTTTCCCCATTGTTCTAGTTCTGCTGAATGTTTTACCAACTCTTCCCATAATTCCTGACTAAAAGATATATCAAAGTTTACTAATGGTGTATCAGATGCGTTCTTAGCTAAGAATCCCAACAAATCATTATTCATTAGGGATAGCTCCTGCAATCTTTCTAGTTTTTTATTAAGAGCCTCTATTGATGACTCCTGAGCAGATAAACATTCAAGCAATAAGCGTAATAAATGATCTTCTATTCTATTCATACTCTAATATAACTTGAGTATGATCTTTAATACAATGTTTATTATTTTTTTAGTGCTTTATTTACGTCTTGAATAAACTTTTTGTCTATTTTTTGCTTGTTCTCTTCAGTGGTACCTATAAAGTTTCTTACATTAGTTCCTGAAACTGTTGGAAAATCACCTTGATTATGACCATAACCATACTTTTTTATAGTAAGAGTGTTTTTGCCACTTTTTAAGCTGTTGTACATTTCTCCAGTATTAAAAAGAGCTTGTTCACCTGCACGATAAGAAGTCTTACCTAGCTTTAGTCTTTTTCCATCTGCTCCAATGCCTCTGTCTATATTGTTTCGTGTACCTTTTACTGTATCTTTTGCATATCCACTTAGATAGTCATTGATTATATTAGGCATCTGCTTTGCAAGTTTATTAAAACTAAAAGTAGTTAATACTTTAATTTTCATTTGCTTGCTGTGGATTTTCTACATCATTTACAGATTTGTTTTCGTTGATAATAGATTGTGCTTGTTCAACTGTAAGGTCTTTATTGTCACGAACCATTATTTTTGCCCTAGTAGTTAGATTGTTTTGAATGTCAAACTGATCTTTTAGTATCTGATCCTGTACTGTCTTAGGGTAATCAATCTCTTCAAAGTCCACTCCAAATTGTTCTGGCAAGTTTATCCCATTGTATCCTGCTATTACACGCTCAACATTGTAAAAATCTTGCTCATACATTCTCCAAAGAGCAATATCATCATAATAATCTTCTTTTCTCTCCATATCCTTAATCATTAGTGATATTCCACTAGGAACTTCACCACCAGACTCAGCAAACTGTATCCATAGGTGGTTATTGATAGCCACAAGTTCCATTTGAAACTTTATATTCTCTATAGCTTCCATAATATTGCCTGATGGACTTGTTATATTATAAGCACCATCTTCACCCATATCTAGTATTGTGTTGGAGCCTGCTCTTAGCATACTTTGATCTGCTCTAAGACCTGTAACCCACGGCTGACCAAACATATTAAACCTCATACCTAAATTCATCTCAGTAAGAGCTATATTTACTTGTTCATTACAGTTTATAATGTCAGAAGCACCTTCAACAAAAAAAGAGTCTATCTGATCTTCTCTATGGGTAAAAACAAAAGGAATAATGCCATAAGGATTAGGTATTTCACTTAACATCTTACCTTCTTCATCCATTAGTCCATATTTTTCACTATCCCAGTACTCCCATTGCATATTATCTGTGTTGGATAGGTCTGCTGTGTTATTTAGCAATGGATACACTATAGAACTAGGCACAAATGGGTCGTCATCAAAGTAAACCTCAAAGTAATAGATAGGTCTATAGTCAAAATAACCATCTTTCCAATGAACTCTGTTAGCAACAGTACCTAAAAGTCTAGTCATTCTTTCTGAGTGCTTCATACGAACATTTTTAGTTGGTATTAACTGCTCATAGCGTTCTGTAGCATCACCTACGTTTCTTTTTGCTCCTAAACTATAGATACGGCTTATCTTATTGATAAATTTTCTAGTAAAGTTGGTTACACTTGGTGGTATCTCTCTAAAAGCATCCCCACTAAAGTAATTGGTTATATATTGCTCTACAGAAACTCCAGAGTAATAATCTAAATGCTTTCTTATTTCATTTCTCCTAGCATGAGAGATCATTAGCTTAGTTTCTAGTAATTTATCTTTTAATACTCTTTGAATCATCTTTGAATCCTCTTCATTTCGTTATTCCTCATAGGAAACCTATTAATAATAAAATATCTGAAAGCATCATTTCCGTGATCATGGGTACCATCTTTTAATGGTTCTTCTTTTATTGGTTTCCCATCTTCGCTTTCAGGATACCTGTACTCCTCAAAATCTTCTATCAAATCTTTGCACTTTCTATCTACATGGACTCTCCTTATCCCATCTGCACTTTCAAAAAACCCTCTTGTATATGCTATACTAGCAACAAGGTTTCTACTCATTCTATCTCTTGCTGATATAATCCTAATGCCACTACGTCTAAATATTTCCATATCTCCAGCACCACTCTGACCCTGAACATTGCTACCTGCAGGATCACCATAGTAAGACATAATAGGGTAGCCTTTGGTTTTTATCATCTTTATCAAATCTTCTGTTTTAATATTTTGCTTATGTAGAATAGAATCAAAAACTCTAATATGCTCTAGCTCTCCATCCCAATATGTCTGCATAAATAAAACTGCTGGCATACGATAGCCAAAGTCAATAGAACAATATGTAGGTAAGTTGGGGTCGTATGGGAAATCTCCTGTATCTAAGTCTCTGTTGAAATCCCAAACCTTTCCCTCAAATACAGAAAACTCTGCTCCGAACTCTTGTCCAAAAAGCTCTTTAGACATATTCCTTTTTCTTTCAATTATAGCAGGGTCATTTAATCCCAATGGAAACTCATGTTCGTTTATCCATGATGGAGACGTATGGCTTTCCCACATTGGATCATCTGCCCCTAACTTAAACAAATCATATATCCAGTTTCTACCCTCTGGTGTTGTTATAAATATAACTTTACCTTTTCTACCTGCAACTGTTGGAGATAAGTACATATCCCAAATCTTTTTATTCATCTTGGCAACCTCATCAATCACCAAGAGGTCTAAACCTTCACCAACAAGACTTGATGGATTATCTGCTGACATTCCCTCTACTATTGTACCCCATTTAAAACGAATGTACATATCTTTTTCTGATGCCTTGTCTACATCATCTGCATGACCAACAACCATACGTTGCCAAATCTCACGAAATATTAACCTAGCTTTTTTGTATGACATCCCTACCACCCAGATTCTTTTGTTTGGCTGAGATGCTACATAAGTAGCTTCCATTGCACTTGCCCAAGTCTTACCAAATCTTCTACCACATACCACCACTTGAAATCTAGCATCTTGCTTTGTGGGGTAATGCAAAGGCATTTGACCACTATGAGGTTTATATCCTAAGTAGTCAAACCATTTTTTCTTAAATTCGTAATTTTTTTCTTGCATTAGAATACTTAACTAACTTACATTATAGCATATCTTTAATGCAAGGATAATTCTTGCATAATTCATAACTCACTAAAGAGGTAAAAATGTCTGAAGAAACGACCATCGAGCCAGATGTAAAACAGGAAAACGTCACACAAGGCGAGAACAATGTACCTATTTCAAGATTAAATGAAGTTATTTCAGAAAGAAATGAACTTCGTGAGATGCTTGAATCATTTAAAAGTAAAGAGGAAGAAAGCAAAAGAGCAAAACTTCAAGAAGAAGAAAAGTGGCAAGAACTAAATGCAGAGCTTGTCAAACAACTTGATTCTTATAAACCTTACAAGGATAGATGGGATTCAATGGATAAAAGACTTCGTGAAGGTGCTTTAGCTCAACTTCCTGAATCAAAACGAGAAAAATTTGCCAATGTTGATACTGAGGTTCTTTTAAATATTGTTGAAGAGTTTACAGAAGTAGAAAAAGTAAACCCACCAGACACTAAAGGAACAGTTCCTACTGAAAAAATAGGAGACTGGACTAAAATGTCTAGTGAAGAACGTAGAGAGAACTGGGGTACAATATTGGAGTCATATATTAAAAGGTAAAAAAAATGGCTAAAATGTATCAAGGTAACGCTGTTACCAATTCAACTGATCAACATTTCATTCCTGAAATTTGGGCAGATGGAATTTACAAGTATTTTGAAAGAAAATCTGTATTCCGTGGATTAGTAGATGATTATTCTGCTCTTTTTGCTGGAAAAGGCTATGGAGATGTTCTTCATATTCCAGAAATGAGTTTAATTAGTGCTTCAGATAAAGATGCAGGTAATGATGTATCTTATGATGCAACTGCAACTACAGAAACTCAGTTAACTGTTAATAAGCACAAATATGTTGCTAAGTTGTTTGAAGATTTGACTTTGATCCAATCTGAAGCTGATTTAGTAGAGAAGTATTCAAGAATGATGGGTGAAGCTCTTAGCCGTCAAGTAGATGCTGATATATGGTCAGAGTTAGATGGTCTTAATCAGTCTCAAGCTTTATCTGCTGATGATACTTTAACAGCAGGTGTATTTGAATCTGCTCTAGCAACATTAGGTGAAAATGATGTACCTTACATGGATGGAGAGTGTGCAATGGTTGTTAATCCAACTTTATTTGCAGACATTCTTAATCCTTCTGCTGGTATTGCTCAGTATTTCATCAGAAATGATGCTGTTGGAGAAGGAAATCGTGGTTTAAGGTCTGGAATGGTAGGATCACTTTATGGAATTGATGTTTATATGTCAAACACAGTTTCTACAGGTGGTACAGCTAGCACAATTCCGGGTGCTATATTCCATCGTTCAGCTTGTGCATTTGCTTCACAGCAGGATGTAAGAGTTCAATCAGAGTATTCGATTGATGCTTTAGGAACTAAAGTGGTCGCAGATTTGCTTTATGGAGTAAAGATAATTGATGATTCTGATAACATCAAAGGTGTAAAGTTTACTAACGTAAGCTAATCATAGTTGGGGGTGGGTTTATCCTGCCCCCAATCACTTGGAGATATTATGCAATATTGGAAAGAAAAAAAATCAGGTAAAGTAGAAAGAATTGAAGATACTATTATCTTTGAGCATCCTGAAAAATTAGAAGAACTCAAAAAAGATTATGAGCGAATTAATGGAGAAGATGATTTTACTCCATACAAAGAATCAGTTGAGGAATCTTCAGAAGAAGAATAAATAAATAATCACAAGTCTCGTTCACGCTTGTGTCATAGCTTAGAGAGGGAGAAAAATGGCAGACCTACATAGACATTCAGTACAAGAAGCAGTAAACGCTACAGTTGGTGGTAGTTGGACAGTATCAACAGCAGGAACGGCAGGAAGTTCAGCAGACGTAACAAACACATCACATAAATTATTAGCAAGTAATACATCAACGTTAGGGGTGTATTCAGCAGTAGAAATATATTATAACTTTACTACATCTGAAACAAACGTAAATGCTAGTAACGATTTACTAATACCAGCTAATACACAATTTTTTATTACAGTACCTAGAGGATTAGGTAATACTGTATATTTTAATTTTAACTCTACTAGCACTACTACAGGTGCAGTAAGAATGGTGGAGATTTAATATGTTTGGAACTATGGGGCAAACCAATGTCAAAAATCTTGGCAATGGTGGAACAATGGATGGGGATGTCACTATTACAGGTGACTTAACTGTTTCAGGTGGCATATCATTAAGTTTAAATGAGGTACTGCAAGGTACTTCAACAATAGACATAAATAGCACAGAAGCACTGCTGGTTAGAAAAGATGGAGATGGTGGTGATGTATTTATAGTAGATACAACTAATTCCAGAGTGGGTGTGGGTATAGCACCTACAGTAGACCTAGATATTTCTTCTCCAAGTGGAGATGTTCAAGCAAGATTATTTAGAAATGCAAATGTTAAAACATCATTGACATTTAAAAACTCACTACAAGAGTGGGAAATTGGTAACTCTGTTGGTGATAATAATAAGTTTACTATAAGAGATATTACAGATTCAAGAAATGCTTTTGTAATAGATGGAAGTGGAGATGCTACTTTTGCTGGAGACATAACACTTACTGGTGGTGATATTTTTTCTGCAAATCTTGGACTCCAAACAACAAATGGAACAGGAACTATATATTTAACTGGTGGTGTTGTAGTAAATGATGCTGGGAATGATGTAGATTTTAGAGTTGAGTCAGATGGTAATGCAAATATGCTTTTTGTTGATGGTGGTAATAATCGAGTGGGTATTGGAACAAGCTCCCCTCAAAAGTTAGTACATTTGGATTCTTCTTCTGGATTCGCAGAGATGAGATTATCTGGCACAGGTGGTGGTGGTACTGTTGAATTTTATAACGATAGTACAGCATTAGGCGATATATTTTTTGACACCTCTAAAAGATTTCATGTCAGAACAAATGGAGCTACTACTGCACTAACTGTTGATGAAAATCAAAATGTTGGTATTGGTGGTGTTACTTCTCCAGAGTATCCAATTCATGTTAGTGGTGGAGATTCGGCTATTTATTTAGTAGGTACGACTCAAGGAAGAGTAATTTTACAGGATTCTGGTGCAACCTCTGGCAGTCAAGCATTTGATATTGTTTCTGTAGATGATAAGCTAAAGTTTAGACGATTAAATGATGCAAGGTCAGGTGTTAGTGCTACTGTTTTAACATTAAGTGGAGATAAGGTTGGTATTGGAACTGGCTCTCCAGACCAGTTATTGCACATTAATGCTGGAAGTTCTGATAACGCTTTTGTAAAGTTATCAACTACTGGCTCTGGTGAAGCTGGATTTTATATTGATGGTGATGATGGAGATTTTAGTGGACATTGGACATTTATTGGTGTAGATAATACCAACAACAATCTTACTTTTAACAATGTTGGTGCAGATGATATAATATTTAAAACTACAAACGCTGAACGAGTGAGAATAGCATCTGATGGCAATGTCGGTATTGGAACTGGTTTAGATACAATAGATGCAAGACTTCATGTAAAAGGTGCAACTGATGTTGCAAAGTTTCAATCTTCATCTGGAGCAACAAATACTATATATACAGATTCAAGCGATAGTTTAGTTGGTCAAATAGAATTTGGAGCTTCTGGTTCTCAAATTGTAACTCGCACAAGCAGTACGCTTTCTTTGGGTTCAAATAATGTAAAAACATTACACATTACAGACGATGATCGAGTTGGTATTGGAACTGCAAGTCCTACAAAAAAACTTGAGATTGCTGGAGATATAAAGCTCTTAAATGGCACAAATAATATTACTGTTTTCTATGGTGGTGATAATTGGGGGCAAAGAGTTATATACAATACTGGCAATATGGACTTTTTTCTTAATGGTGAAAATAGGTTCGTTATTGACACCAACTCCAGAATCTCACTAAGTAATAATGATGGCGGTGCAGACAATACTGTTTTTGGAAAGTTAGCTGGTAATGCACTTACTACAAATGGCGATGAAAATGTTTTAATTGGGCATGAAGCTGGTAATGATGTTAGTACAGGAGAAAGGAATGTATTTATTGGTTATCAAAGTGGAGATAAAATAACATCTGGTACAAGAAGTGTAGCTATAGGATATGGTTCTTTAGGAAGCGAACAAGCTGGAGAAAGGTCAATAGCAATAGGTTTTAATGCTTTGTCTCAACAAAATGTAGGTGCAAACACTTATAATACGGCAGTTGGAGTTGAAGCTGGATTTTATAATAGAACAGGTACAAAAAATACTTTTCTGGGTTATAATGCTGGTTTAGGAGCAAGTGAACAAAGTAATTCAAATAATACAGCAGTTGGTTATTCCTCTATGATTGATGTTACCACAGGTTCAGATAATGTAGCTGTGGGTATTCAGTCTTTACAAAACCTTACATCTGGCAGTAGGAATGTTGCTCTTGGGTATTTTGCAATGGCTCAAAGTATAGACACCAATGATACTGTAGCCATTGGAAGGTACGCTATGGGTGCTGGAGATGTAGCCAATGATGGGCAAATAGCGATTGGAAGAAATGCTTTAGCAGAATTGACTTCTGGTTCTGAAAATATAGCAGTAGGTTATTTATCTGGAGACACTATTACTACTGGAACTAAAAATACTTGTATAGGTTATAATACAGATGTATCCGATGCTGGTGCAATAAATAGAACTGGGTTAGGAAATGGAATTACTCTTGGAGCAAACAATTCAGTAGTTCTTGGAAATAATGATGTAACTGATATTTC